GTTATCAACAGCCATCATTTGATCGCGGGTCATGCCCCGGTAATAACCTCTGCGTTCTTCAACGATTTCAATCGGAACCCTAGCAAGAAGCAAGCCGCCTATTCCAATAACACCGGCATGTTTGCCATCATCGACGGTCGGAATATCAAAGTCAGGGTACTCATCACCACGCACCAGCTCATATCCTTCACGAGAACGAGCGGCCACGTTTTTACGGTCATCAAAACCCATAACTTCAGACCTAATCCATCGATGCTTATACCCTTCTGGCGGAGGCGGTGCCTCCAACATGGAAGGGGGCTTCCACGGTTCAGTGCGTGCTTGTTTTGCACGAGTTTGATCAACACGGGGCGTCCTAGCAGACTTTGGGAGAGCTGTGGTCTCTGTTTTTTCCATGATTAATCCCTCACATATTTTGCATATTCTTCAAGCGGCACATTAAGCCGCTTGGCAATTGCAACCTGCGAGGGTGTCAATCGCACAGTTTTACGTCCACCCTTATTGCGGGATGCGGAGGCTTCTGCTGACGCTACTTTTCTGCCTCCCCCGTTTGACTTGGACCTGTGGCCAAGTTTATGCGGAAACTCAGTCACAAGCCTTTTGTCTAGTTCAGAATAGTACTCATCGGCCTGTGGGTCAAATCCTTCTTCTTCTACCAACTTACGATGCAATCCAAAAGCTGCATACGTCATTACCTCATCTTGGCCGAACCAATCATTACGAGAAGCCCATCCCTGAGCCTTTTGGTCAGGCGGTGGGGCGGCCTGTTGAGGTTGAGCAGCCTGTTGGTGTTGAGCAGCCTGTTGAAGTTGAGCAGCCTGCTGGTATTGAGCTTGCGCTTGAGCTTCGTAGGCGGCTGTCTCACCTTTAACCGATTCCAATCGACCCTTTTGATACGCCAAATTAGTCATAGACTCTTGAGCCTCGACTATTTTGTCTATATCGCCACTTTCATGGGCATCCTTTAGGCTTTTCTTGGCGGAATCAATTTCAGAGGTAACACGTCCGCCAAACTGCTCCTGGTAACCTTTGTCTAAAGAGCCTAGGCGCTGTTTTAAAGACTCGTTCTCCAGATGCACGTTTTCCGCGAACTGGATCGCGGTTTGCTTCTGGCGTTCTTCCTCTCGAAAGCGGTTGGTTAACTGGTCAATGCGGGTTTTAACTCGGCCACTGTACTCGTCCAGTTCTTCCTCCTGAAAAGAGGTTTCGCTGGAAGTCACCTCCTCTCCCTCTGCAGGAAGAGCTACATCAACGGCGGATTCTTCCGAATCGCCTACTTCAATATCTGTTTCTCCGGGCATGCCGTGGTCTCCATCATGACTTTCTCCTCTCTAGACATGTTGAACATCATCAGGTTCGATGATAGTGGCGATGATTTCATCATCGTTAATAATGCGAACTTCTCCCCCGTCAATTCTAAATCGGGCGCCCGCATATCGGCCAATACATACCCACTGGTTTTCTTGGCACCAAGGGTCTGCATCCTGACCAAATTTATTGGCGTCTTGATAGGCCAATGGCCCTATTTTCAAAACGTAAGCTACCACCGTAGCTAAAGCTTCACGAGTTCGAGCGGCGTCTGGAATGTGAATGCCACCCTCAGTCATAGCTTTTCCGGCATAAGGCATCACAAGGATGCGCCAACCAGTAGGCTGTGGAAGCCTGTCTTTTAAACCCTTCTCCAAAAGAGAGGGGTCCAATACCTTGTCTTCTTGAGCTACATAAGCGTCTGAAACGGAAGAAAGTTTTACTTTTTCTTCTTTTGCCACATGATCCGGGACATAAAGCGTGCTCATTCTTCCTCCGATGAGTGTAAAGCGTCTTTTATTTCTTGTTCTGAGAACTCGAGACCGCGTAATTCCCCAGTCAAATCACGATATTCAAGGAAATCCCTGGGACTTCCTTGCAAAATAGCAGCCTGGGTTAAGCTAATTCGTTCTTGGATGGCTTTAAGTACAGCATAGGCAAAGGTAGTGGGATCTACCATTATTTAATATGTTCCAGAGAAATTCCTGCCCTTTATAGCACCTCCCGTGGAATATTTCACCTTCTTTGGCTTAATTTTCGACATTCCACCATGCATGTAGCCTAATTCATCCACATTGGACATAGCCACACTAAAACCGTCCTCTACCGGCATAATATCCCCATAAGGAGCGCCAATTTCGTCCGCGTATCCCTGGGCCGACTCAATGGTCGGATAAACAACTCCTCTGGGCATCAGAAATTCCTCGTTTTTTTGGCGATCCCGCCATCGTTTCGGTTTAACATCCTTTCAAGCTGCTTTACATCTTTGTTTGAAATGACCCTAGCCGACTGCGTAGCACCAAGTTCTTGAGGTACTGCGTTGCGACGTCTTCTCCGAAGTCTTTGTACATCTCTGTCTGAAATGGTGTTAGCCGACTGCGTATCAGCAAGTTCTCTAGCCAGAAGGCTTTGTACATCTCTGTCTGAAATGTTACTCATCTTAAAATACTCCTCTGAAAGTAAGACCACGAATCTGTGCCCCGGTGCCGCGAACTACGCCACCGCCCGAGTATTTCGGAACATCTTCTTCAGGCTTCGTTCCATGAAATTTATGCCATCCGGCCTTCATTTTGGCATCCGTTTCTTCATTTCGTAGCCGTTCTCTAAGTTCTGCTATCTTTTCATCAGACATCTCTAAGTCTTCGTCTATTGGTGCCTTTTTATCCATATCAATACACTCCACTAAATTTACGACCACGAACCTGCGCTCGTGTACCACGAACTATTCCACCCTTGGCGGCGCCAAAGACTTGTGTGAGCTTCTTGGCCTGAGAAGAACCTTTCTTTTTGGTCCGCCCTAATTTCAACATGGCTGCCAATTGTCTTTTTTTGGCTGCTTCTCTTGCTGCGCGTGCTCTCTTTGCTCGGGCACTCAAACTTTTTAAGGATCGCTGAGCACCGCTTAAAGGAGTAAAGGTGGCCGCAGTGCCTGAAATACCAACTCCGCCAACTTTAAAGCCCGCTTTTTTGTTGAGTGCAGAGGCACGATCCGCCAATTCTTCCGCTTTACCCACGGAAACTCCCATTTGTTCTGCCATCTGTTTTATTCTAGCCATTACTCACCTCGTCCTGCACTTCCCATCTTGTTAATACGATCCAAGTTCACATCAGCACGCAACAGCGCAATGTCTTCCTGCGAATCCATCTTCTCGCGTGTTATATCCTGACGCTCCCCTTCACGCTGCTCTTCAAAAGCCTGTTTAAGGGAAAACTCTTCCGCTTTACGTTGAACGTCAGAAGCCTTAATGTCCAGTTCCTTAGACCGCAGCTGCACCAGTGGATCAACTTCACCTTCCGGCGGCGGCATTAAGGCGGACATGACTTCTGCCATGTACTCGGCAATAAGCTGTGAAACCCGCGCTTCCACATCTTGCGGCTGCTCTTGCTGCCCCATCTGGGCCGCTTGCTGAGCAGCCATAGACATCTCTGCCGTGGCCACGCCTCGCGCCTTAAATGCCACATGCTCACACAAATGAGCCTGCAGCAGTGCAAAGATAGGGGGTGTCGAAGCAGCAATAGGCGTTTTCATGAATATAATATGCGCCTGGATATGGGCGTCATGATCCTGGGTCGGAAATGCCTGCAGCGGCTCCTGCATGAGTGACTTGGCATTCTCTATCGCTGGATCAATAGGCTGAGGCGGTGTAGGAGCTGGGAGCAGGCCTTCAATATTCGGGACGCCAATTGCTTCATAAATGCGACGATACGCTTCATACAAATTGTGCATCTGTGGATTACTCTGTGCCAACTGGAGTTGTGTTTGAGCAAGAGCCAAACGCTGGGACATAGAGAATATATTCGGGTCAGAAACCGGGACAATATCGACACGCTCATCAAAATCCGCCTGCTTTATAGAAGAATCGGCACCCCATACGCTGTAGGGGTAAACAGGAGGCAGTGACTCAGCAAAAACACGAGCCAGCATCTTAAATTCAATTTTCTGTGCAAAATGCAACCGTTTATGAATGGCAGACATGACCTTGGAGCCACGCTCCAATAACGCAACCGTGGTGCCCACGGCAGCTTGCTGATTGCCATCGCCAACCTGCATATCGGTAATCGCCGCAAAGCGGCGACCCGCATCCACCACAAAACCCAGCAACTGCATTAGTGTCTGACTAGGCTCCTTGTACGGAAGCGGCAAGATACTTTCGGCAAGCTTGCCTCCCGGCACGTCGATGTCTCGAAATTCACCAGGAGAAAGAGGTGTGTCAGAATCGCGTATGCGAATACCCCGCGCCTTAAAACCAGCCGGAAGATTAGCTAGAGTCCCTGCATCAATAAGCTGTCTCAGAATCGAAGTAGCAGAGCGCCCCAGTCCACCAATCATGTGCAACAGACCAAAGCCGTAAAACCCTAAGCCTGGGAGAAATTTATAGTGCGTGAAGTATTGTTGCTTGCGGTAATACTCGTCACCTTCACGCCAATTACGCCTGACCGATAACACCTTGGTGCTGCCTTCATCAATGGTAATGATGTAGGGAAGCTTGATGCCTGTAGGCTCATTGTCTAAAGGATGTACGTGTTCAAACCCGGGTAAATCCAGATCGGTATGTATCTCAAGAAGCGTACAGTCCATATCGTCGGTCGTTTTTTCAATACCGGACAGCTCGCGTTCTTTGGTAACGACTTCGTTGTCTTCTTCAAAAGGTTGCAGGTCGATGTCTCGATAGAAACCACCCGTCTGGAATTTTTTGATGTCATTACCGCTCATGCGAATGACATGAATAATTCGCGCAGCAGAAGATAAGTCGGAAGCGTTGTACGGAACAACTAAATCATCCGCCGGCACGAACCGCGCTACTGCGCGGTCTAAGATGTCGTCAAAATAAACTTTCTTGAAGGCACTGCCGGCCAGCGGTAAATAAAACAACAAGCGGTCCATTTCCGGATCGTACTCGTCCATGACGTGCATGATCTGGTAATTCATGAATTCCTTAACGCGCGCGGCCTGGTCTTCAACCTGGGGATTGGTCGCCCCTACGATTTGTGTCCGCACCGGTCCAGAACTGGGGAGAAGCTCCTTGTAAGCCTGCGCCTGAAATTGCGTGACGGCTTCTGCAATAAGAGGATGAGTGACGCCACTCGAACCACGAAAAGGTTCTTCTCGTTCCTCGTACTTAATACCAAGCAGACCAAGTCCTTCACTATATGTGTCTACCCACTCCTGGCGACTGGCCTTATCGTCCTCGTAGTACCCCAGCAGCTCATCAGAAATTTCCATCAGAATGCGTTCGTCAAGCATATCTGCCAGATTAGCATCCTGCTCAGCCAGCACCTGTTCCTTGATAACTTCTTCAAAATTTACAAGAACAGATCCATCGTCCTGTTCCAGCATGTCAGTCGGTTCCTGGTTCTCTTCGACCTCGACTTCGATCTCTTCGTCGGTTAATCCCCCCAGCGGCATGCCTTGCGCCGGTATGACTGCATCAATTAAAGACGGTCGTCCTTCAGCCATTCAAACACTCCTCAAAAAGGTGGCATAAGCCATCGCAAGTCTAAATGAAATACTTTTATTAGGAAAGGTCATGGTCAAACCCTACTTTCTAGACATCCAAGCCGTCACACCCATGTAGGCACCCACAATACCCGCCTGCGCTATGTAAAAAAGTCCTAATATTTCCCCCAAAGCGTTAACGCGGGTCTCGGGTACGATGGGCATAAAAAGACAAGCACTGAAAATAATCATGCTGCCAATGGCCAACCAGGCCATGCGTTTTTGTGCCTCGCTTTTCTCTTCTCGAAGCTCGAGTTCCAACATTTCCTTGGAACGTGCTATCTCAGCATCGGTAACCGTGCCGTCCTGATCTAAATCGTATTCGGCAAACTTGCTGCCCACTTCCAGTTTCTTGGGATTCATTGGAGGCCTCCTAAAAAAGGAAGCACCACAGGGCTTATATAAAAAGCCTAATTAATGTGGGGTAGAGGAGAATTAGGCCACCCTGTGATGCTATGCTCTAATAATATTGACGTACTTGCGGTTTGTACACCGGTATATCGTCTTCTTCGTCACTATCCAACCGCAAAAAGCCACCTTTCCGGTAACGAATAAGCGCCATGGACATGCTGTCGCAGTAATCGTCGTAGTCGCCGTTTGGAAAAGCCGCACATTCGTCGATAACCTCTTCCGAAAAGCGCTTATCCGGCGCCCACACCTTTCCGGACTCGAATATGGGTGCCACCATGTGCATCCGCGTATGTTTGTCGTTGCCTCTGGAGGGAGTGTAATTGACCACGGGGATCCCTATCGCCCGCAACTCGTCCGTCAGCGGAGTACCCGTGGCCTTGGCCTCGATAAGTACCATGTCCGGTTCCCAGTATTTGTACTCCTCGAGGGCCTTTGCCTTAAGTTCCGGGAAGTCCCAGCGCCCACGCTCCGCTCCCATCAAAATAAGATTGTCCGGTCCCGCCTCGTCGGGCTTAAAGACGCCCCAGGTGGTGATGGCGGAATAATCCGCTGTCTCTTTTTTGCTAAACGCCGTGTCATAGCTCTGCATAATGTACGAAACAGGAGGTACATCGTCCTTTTCCCACGTCTTCCACCACTCTTTCTTGATGATGGCACCCTCTTCCGCGGTCGGGTTCTGCTGCCATTGCGCATTCCACTTGCTGAGCGACAGCGATGCCTTGACCCGCAGTAACTCGTCCTTGTTCCAGAAATTTGGCCACAGTACGTTGCCACTGGGCAATATTGCCGGAAACTCGACCACCTCCCACTGGTCTGCCATTACGTCGGTGGCCTGCGCCCGGACCAACTTGCCGGTTAAATCCTTCAAGCTCCACCGCGTCATTACGATGACGATGGACCCACCAGGCTGCAGCCGCTGGCGTGGACCGGAGGTGTACCACTCGTAAGCATGGTCCAGGGCAGATTCCGACATGGCATCCTGCTCAGAATGGGGATCGTCGATAATCAGCAGATCTGCACCACGACCCGTGATAGCACCCCCTACCCCCGCCGCGTAGTACTCGCCACCCTGACCCGTGTCCCAGCGACCCGCCGCCTTAGAATCCGCCTTTAATTCTACTTCTGGAAAAATGTCGCGGTATTCCTGCTGCTCCATTAAGTTACGTACCTTACGGCCAAACCGTACCGCCAGTTCCGCTGTATGCGTGGTCTGAATTATTTTTAATGCGGGATTGCGGCCAATAAGCCATGCCGGCAGCAGGTAACTGGCAAACTCGGACTTGGTGTGCCGGGGCGGCATGTTGATGATGATCCGGGAGCCGTTGTTTACGGCCAACTGCTCAAAATGCGCTGCTATCTTTTTATGATGGGTGCTCTGGATAAAACCCCCGTACACATGGCGCACAAAGGTTAAAAAGTCATCTCTTGCCCGCTCACGAACCGTTAGCCGACGCTGCGCCTCCTCAAGCGCCAGAATCTCTCGAGCGACTTCGTCAGAAACGCCTAACATTGTTTCACGTGGAACATCTCTTTCACTTCGATTGCGACAACGCTTTGCTGTAAACGCACCCGTGTTTCATCAGGTGTCTCCATCGCGGCACCTCGAAGTGCTTTTTGCTTCAGTCGCTTCAGAATTTTTTTATGATCTCTATACCGGGAGGCCGCAGGCAGCGCTTCCGACAAAAAGGTTTCCAGCAACGCCCGACACTCCAAAATAGTCAAAGACTGGTCCGTAAAGGCATCGTTACTCATCTTCCTCGACCGGCACTTCCGTGGCGTTGTGCCGCTGGATGCACTCCCGGTAATGCACCGTGCGAATATAGCTCTGGCGCAGGGCCTTCTCCATAATGACCCCGTTCTTCGCTAGAATTTTATAATCTTCGCCCGTCAATGCCATGAAATACCGTTCGTGAGTCCCTTTCAACGGATACCACGTAACAGCTCCCAACATACCGGGGTGATATACCGGCGGCTCCTGACACGCTACTTCACTGCGTAAAAATCTCTTGAAGTAACTGCTGCCTAGCGTCGAACACCCGCTGAGTTGCCATAGTAGCGCGACCAGCAAAATCTGCTGGAGCGTTCTGTAACTCAGAATCCCAGTCCATTTGTTGTAGTTGCTCAAAAGAATCAAACCCTTGTTCAATTTCACTCATCCTGGCCTTCAGCGTCTCCAGCTCCTGCAGCGCAATCGCCGATTGCTCCGACTCGAAACGCTCCCGCTCCTCAAATGCCTCCACACTGGCCTGGGCACCCGCACTCTCGACCACGGATCGCTCCCAGTAAGTGTACGCCACGCCTAACGCCGCCAATGAAGCACTAACTACAATAAAAATAATGCCTAGTTTACCCAAACCCAATACCGCTAAACCCACGGCTCCTTTTTACCACCAAAATATTCCCGTGCGTGGCCCTCTTTTTTTAACACCTCGCACACACTTTTATTGTCCTTGGTCATCGGAACGCCCAAAATACGCCCAAATTTGCCCTTTTCCTTATATGTTTCGAGCAAAAACGTCTCTTGGACCAACTCCTTTACCCGCTCTTTCGCCGCGAGTCCCAACGCTTTTTCTTCTAAATTTCGCGTTCGGGACTCCGGCGTGTCAATCCCCCTAAATCTAACCCGCTGTTTACGCACCCAGACACCAAAGCCCAGGTCAATGTCGCAGTCCAATGTGTCCGCGTCAATGATCCGTACCAAAGTGGCTGTGTAAATATAAGGGTTGGGGGCTTTTTTGGGCATTAGTAATCAAACTTACCTTTGCGTTGCTCGAGTCTTTCCTCTACGTGCAACACCGTCAATGGATTTTTTGCGGGATCTGATAATACCACCTTTAGCCATTCCCAAAGGGGATTCCGGATCATAGCCATACCCAATCCCTATCAAAGCATCAATAACCTCGTCAGCAGTTGCACCACCATCCCCCATTTTTTTTTTAAATAATTTTTGTCCAGGGATACTTAACTTATCCATAGACCGGGCGTGGGTATCATAGTCCTCCTTTGAAGAAATTCGCCCATTTACCGTATAAGTATGATGATTCTTATCAGCCATCCTGGTGCTACCCCTTAAAAAGGAGGCCCCCCAAGGGACCCCAAAAACCCTACAGCTGGGCAGGATATAACAAATACAGCGTACTCGAATCATTGCCAAATGACTACTGTGACAGATTATTTGTCCACGGCCCTGATACGTGCCTCCCCCAGAGCGAGCCGTTCGGTGCCCGACCGGTGCGGGCGGCGGCGGGTCGCTGTCGTACCCCGATCATCCGTCTAAGTACCTAGGGCAGGCAGCAGGGCAGGCAGCAGGGCAGGCAGCAGGGCAGGCAGCAGGGCAGGCAGGCAGGCAGGGCAGGCAG